GGCGTGGTCGGCTACCTGGACCACGGCGATGCGATCTTGGTCGATGGGCAGCGGTACGCACGTCGTCCAGGCGGTTCGCTCCAGCCAGCCGGCATTGACTGGCACGACACCGCAGAGGCTGCGTACCGCGCGGCTGCACCGCAGCTGGTTGACATCGTGGCGAGGATCACGGCACAGGCCCAACGCTGGCAGGAGGGTCACTCATGACCAACTTGAGCGAGAGCACACGGGAATGGGTGCAGAACCGCAAGTGGCAGCTGCGTCAACTGATCTCCGACGCATGGGGCGACTCGGCAGCGGGCCACGTGTCGTCTGCGATCAGCTCGTACCTAACGAGCGAGCCCCAGGCGGAGCGCATGCGAGTTGAGATTACGAACCTGCGGGCTCGCCTGCGGGTCTACGAGCCGGAGGTTGTGGTGCGGGTCGACCCCGGCCCGACTTGGACCGGCGATTGACAGTCAGTGACGGTCGGGCACGGTGCCCATGGTTCGGTGAGTTCCACGGAGGGATCGACATGAGGTTCATGATCTGGATGACGCTGGTGTTGATGATGGGCGCGGTGACGGCCCGCGGCGATCAGTCGTTCACGGTGACGACGATCGTCTCGGCCCAGCAGGCGGCCGACGACATGGCGAGAACCGGCATTCTTCGGCACTGCGGCCGGGCCGGCGGCAGGCGGGAAGGCATCGGGTTCAGCACGGCTGGCCCAGACCAGGCGTTCCGCAACTGCTGCTACTACGGCCGCTACCGGATCGTCGAGCGAGGTGTGGCCCGCGGCCCGCGCGGCTGGTTCGCGGTGATTCGGTACGAGTGATCTTTCGCCGGCCCGCCCTGGTCGCAGCGGCTCTCACCATCAGCCGCAGGGGTCGCCCGGCCGGCGGTGGCGTTAGACACCGGCTGTCGCGGATGCGTTGTCTCCTTCGCATGCCGCGACCGGATGCCCCACGTAACGGGGCCAATACACAGCAGAAGAGGTGACACATGCCAGGACGACCGTCGGTGAACAAGAAACGCATTCTCGAGCTCGTGAAGCAGGGCGCGAGCGCGGAGCAGATCGCACGACGCCAGGGCGTGACCCGTGGCGTGGTGTGGGCGGTCCTGCGGGCAGAGAAAGGCAAGGGATCCAAATGAACCGACCGCACTACATCACGCCACCGATCGAAGAGGGGCTGCCGCTGTTCGGCGCCGCCAGGTCGTCAGACCCGGACACCAGTCACGCGGCGGCAGCACAGGCCGGCGGGCTGGCGACACGGCACCAGCGGCAGATCCTCGCGGCACTGCTGGAAGGCCCGGCCGGGGCTAGCGGGATCGCGGCACGGTGCGGGCTGCTGCCGCACCAGATCGGCAAGCGGATCGCCGAGCTGGCCAAGGCTGGCAGGATCGTTGAGACGGGCAGGACGGTGACGAGCTCGAGCGGTAGGGGCGAGAGGGAATGGAGGTGTGCGTGATGGAAGCGATTGCGGACGATGCAAGCATTCTGGACAGACTGGATTCGCTTGCGGATGGCGACAGAGCCAAGCAAAGAACTAACCCGTTTGCGCTGGCAGTACAGTCTGGCGAGCTAGTCACTGCTGACGAGGTTCGGGTTGCGGGACGCGATCGGTACGAAAGCGGATTTCGCTGCCCAAAATGTAAAGGGCAAATGAGGCATTACGTCGGCAGGAATGGCACGCCATTTTTTGCACACGCTTCATCAAGAGGCAATTGTCCGACCGGCCGCGAAACGCCAGCGCACCTGTGCATAAAACGGGGGCTGCACAGCGTTGGCTTCGACTGCGAGATCGCCGACAGTCAATCCGGCTACATATGGGACGCGATCCACAAAGAGTCTGCGGTCGTGGCCGAGGTGGTTTGCAGCGGCATCGATAGATATAGACCAAAAATTGCGCACACGTCTGCGGGCGGGACAACTTGCTGGTGGATACTTGACTCGGCTGCGGCAGGCCTCTGCTCTAAGTTCGGCTCCGAGCGGATCTGCATTTCGTCCTTCTCAACAAGCGGGACCGTGGTGGTCGAGGGCTTGTTCAGGCCGAGGGTGATGGATGTGTTTCTGTCGGCCGGCGAAGAGTGTCTGTTCGCGTTTTATCTTGGCCTCATCTGGAGGTGCGCAGGGGGCGACAGGTGGCAGCTGCTCGACGACTCCCACGCGCTATCAAAGGCAGCTACGGCAGACGACGGCATGAAGCATCTTATGGTGAAAATGAAGGTGCGTAATGCGCACGTTGTGACCGAAAACAGACGGCTGAACATTGACCGCAAGACTTGGTTTGATGCCACGTTTCGGTTCCGTGGGCATTTTTCTATGACATGGAACGGCGACCGCGAGTACGTCCTCGAAATGGTTAGGCAGTTGATACGAGACCTAGAGGATGCAAGCACATTTGTAGGAAGAAAAAACAGACTTTCGCCACGAGCGTCACCGTCGATTCCTGCTCATGCATCAGCGGAAGAAGTTCTTTCACGAATAAATCAGCGGCACTCGGCGTCCGCCGACGAGATTGCCGAGCTGCGTCAAATTGCAGAGCAGGCCCGCGTCACTGCACCACTTGACGCTAAGTCTGTTGCTCAAAGCCGCGGCACACCGCTTGTGATCGATGCGCAGGAAAGGCTGCAAGTTGTTGCGCGCCGTGAGATCACTTCGTCTAGATGGTTTGGCGGCAAGCCGCGAGACACTGACGCAGTACAGCGAAGGCGGGTTAACGAAGCAAACAGGAAACTATTAGAGGCTGATTCCGAAAAACGAGCCAAAGGCGTCCCTTCTTACTACACGAATAACTACTAGGGGTCGCAACTTTGGCAAATGACATCGTGCGCGATTTTGAAATTGTGATCGAAGATGCCTTGCACCAGGACTTGCTTCTTCGTCCAGATGACCTCAGGTGCCCGCCAGCTTCTGAATTGAGCACCGACACCAGAGACATGGGCGTTCAAGGGATGATCTTGGACGCCGAGCTCAATGGGCGAATAACGGTTCCGCAGTGCCGCGCGCTGATCCGCATGGCATGCGACAAGATGAACGGGCTGACGTTGAGGGCCGGCAAAGTCAACGAGGACGGCTCTGTAACTGAGTTTGGAAAGGAGGCCGCCGATGGCCGGTGAATGGATCCCATACGACGTCTGCCTACCCCAGAAGCCGGAGGTGCTCGAGCTCGTCGAGGCAACCGGGCTGCCGGTCGACCAGGTCGTCGGCCGTCTCCTGATGCTGTGGGGCTGGGCCTCGCTCAACAGCTCCGACGGGACGGCCCGGATGTCGGTTAGGCTGCTCGGCCGGATCTGCGGCGGCGACGAGGCGTTTTGGCAGGAGGTCGAGAAAGTGGGCTGGCTCGTGATCGATGCGGACAACGGAACTGTGGCGATCCCCGGATGGGAGCGTCGGTTCAGTAAATCCGCTAAATCACGGGCTTTGCACGCTGTCCGGGCCGATGGTGCGCGTCAGCGCACTACCCCGTGCGCTTCGGCGCACTCACCACCGGCGCGTGGCGCACCAGAGAGAAGAGATAGAGGAGATAGAAATTCTTCTTCTTCCCCGGGAAGTGCTGCGCAAGGACCGGGGCAGCCGGCAGGCTGGGACACGCTCCGCAAGGCGTGGGCAGCGGGCACAGGACGCCCGTGGAAGCTGCCAAACGCCCCGGACAAGGTCGCAGACCGCCTGGCCGAGGAGGGATGGTTTGAGAAGGCACTGGCGGCCATTGAGGCCCTGCCGAGGTGCAAATACTTCCGCGACCCCGTGACCCTGCCGCAGCTCGTGGCGGCTGGCTTCGTCGACCGGGTGCTCGGCGGCCAGTTCGACAATCCACGCGAACAGCGACCGGCTGGAGGCTACCGCGGGCCGGACGACAAGCCACCGGCGCAGGGATTCACCGGCGACGACGCGGCGCGGTTTGAGGCGACAAGACGTCGCATGGTCGAGCAACTACGACAGGAGGTCGCGCAGTGACAGGACCACAGGCCAAGATTCTCCGTTTCGTCGTCGACTGGATCGTCGCCCGTGGCTTCCCGCCCACGGTTCGCGAGATCAGCCGTGCCTTCGGCTGGAAGACCACGGCTAACGTCCACCAGCACCTGGAGCGGATGGAGCGTGATGGGCTCGTGACACGCCAGCCGGGCATGGCACGGACACTGCGTGTCACGCCCTCCGGCGTCGAGCAGCTCGAGGAGATGCCACAGGAGGCTGCCACGTGAGCAATATCGTCGACAGGCTGCGAGACAGGGCCTACAGCACCAAGGCCGGCGACGCGCTGTGCGAAGACTCGGCCGCGCTGATCGAGGTTCTCCAGTGGCGCGACAAGGTGCGTTCCAACGTGATCGATCGGCTGTGCGCCGAGGTTAAGCGGCTGCGAGATGGTGCCGTAAAGGGCTGCGAAACGGTGCGGTTGACCGACGATGAGCGAAACGCGATCGAGTGGTACGCGGAGTTCGTCGGAGGCCCACACGCCCCCACGCTTCGCTCGATGCTGGAGAGACTGAAATGAGCTCGACCCTGATCCTGTGCGTCGGGTTCGTCTACCTGATGGTCGGCATCGACCAGTGGTCGAAAGGCAGCCCCGGAATGGCCATCGCGTGGTTCGGCTACGCCCTGGCTAACGTCGGTCTGGCCATGAACGCTAAGTAGACTGGTGAAGTCGAATATGCACACTCGTCTGTGTCTCAAGGAGGAGACATGACAGAGATCGTGCTCGAGGTGCCAGGCCAGCCAGTTCCCCAGCCGAGGCCGCGTGTGTCAACACGTGGGGGGATAGGTCGTGCCTATACGCCGACACGACATCCGATCCACGTATACCGACAGGCCATCGAGCTCGTGGCACGAGCGTCAGGCAAGACGATCGCCGGGCCGACGGCGCTGGTGGTCGATGCGGTGTTTGAACGCCCGCCATCGCACTGGAGGAAACACGACCTTCGGCCCGACGCGCCGCCCTGGCCGAGGGCCGATGGTGACAACGTCCTGAAAGGTGTGGCCGATGCGTTGACCGACGCTGGCGTGTGGCCCGACGACGACCAGGTCGTCTGCTGGTCAATCCGAAAACGATACGCCGCTCGCAACGAGAAGCCACGTACGGTCATCACCATCCGAGAGGATGCGTAATGCCTGCCAAGGGGGTGAAGAAATGGCTGACCGGCGAGCAGGAGTGTGTGGTGCGCGATGCGTACGCCCGAGGCGCCACGTGCCGAGAGGCTGCGTTCCTTGCAGGTGTGACGGTGTTCGTGCTGGCCGCACGGCTCGAGGACCAGGTGCGAGACCTGCGGCGTGGTCGTGGGCGCGGTGGACGTCGCGGCCCTGCTGTGGATCCGTCGCCCGAGCAGATCGCCCAACGGCGTGCCGAAGTCGACGCCAGACGCCTGCGTGTCATGAGACCCAAGGCCTTCGACCCTGACGATCTGACGTGAGGTGACCAATGCCCGATGCCATCAAACGCTGGAAGCCAGCACACGCACGAGCGAAGCCGATGAAGGAAACGCAGCATTACCGCACCGCTGACTGGTCGGCACGTCGCCTGAAGATCCTCGTGCGTGATGCGTACACGTGCTGTGTCTGTCGCGTGGTGGTGCATGGCCGCGACGCACACGTCGACCACATCATCCCTCTCGAAGACTTCGGCACCGATCACGACACGAACCTACAAACGCTCTGCGTGTCATGCCACGGCGCGAAGACAAGACGCGAACAGCAGGCGCGAGGATACTGACGCAAAATGCGGCGCCCGGGGTGGGTCAAAATGACAAACTGCCATTCTGTCCAAGACCCCATGCCGCTTCTGCGCGTGAAACTGACCAACTAACGCCAAACTGGAGCGGACCTATGGGCCGTCGCGGCCGACATCCTGACCCAAACAGCAAACGCACGCAGGCGGCCTTGGCTCGCGCCGCTGCGATCGGCAAGGCTCTCGGCTCGTCGCATCCGCAGCCAATGCAAGCCACGCAGTGCCCAGACACACCGGCAGACGTCGCAGCTCGTCCGGTGGCGCTGGCGTTCTGGGACGCCCACGCAGGATCGCTCGCGGCTGCCGGTCGCCTGCGTGATGACAACGTCGAGGGGCTGTCGCTCGTCGCGCACTTGTACGCCGACTGCCGTGAGCTCGCCACACAGCTCGCTGCCGAGGGGTGGATCACGGCCACCGACAAGGGCCAGGCGGCCAGCCCGGTCGCCAGGCTCCTGCGTGACGCTCGCCGAGACTTCCTGACGTTCGCCCGCGAGTACGGCCTGACGCCGGCGGCAGAGACACGATTCCCACCGGAGGCTGCGCATGTCGAAGAAGACGCCGAAGAGGCCGCGCTCCGCGCCTTCACCGGCTGAACCCGGCAGCGATCGCCCCGAGTACGTGCCCGGCTACGTCTGGGATGCCGAGGCCGCAGCCCGGCCCGCCGAGTTCATCGAGCAGCTCTGTCGCTTTCCCAGCCAGGACGGCGGCGACCCGTCGCCGGTGAAAATCATCCCGTGGCACCGAGACTCGGTGATCGCGCCGCTGTTCGGGTGGAAGCGACCGGACGGCCGCCTGCGGTATCGCCGAGGCGCTGTGTTCGTGCCGAAGAAGAACGCGAAGACGTTTCTGATGTCGCAGCTCGCACAGTACCTCCTTACGTCGCACCTTCCACACGCAGACGTCTATCCAGCGGCCGTCGACCGTGAGCAGGCACGCATCCTGTACCGCATGCTGAAACGCAGCGTGGAATCATCGCCGCTGTCCAAGGTGCTCGAGGTCGTCGACAGTAAGTCGATCATCCGCAACCGGAAGCACGGAAACATCCTGCGCTGCCTGAGCGCCGACGCATGGCGGAACGAGGGCCTGAACGGCTCGGTGATCGTCGATGAGATCCACGCGCACAAAAACGACGAGCTGATCTCGGCGCTGGCCTACGCAACACGCGCCACGCCAAACGGCCTGGTCCTCGCGATCAGCACGGCTGGCGACGACCGCAAAGGCCCTGGCTACCAGTGGTGGCAGGATGCCGAGCTCGTGATGAAGAACCCGGCCGCCAACCCGACATTCTTCGGCCTCATCTACGCGGCGTCACCCGACGATGACTTCGACGATCCGGCAGTCTGGCGCAAGGCGAATCCGTCGATGGGCATCACGTTCCCCGAGGAGGAGTTCCGAGCCGACTGGCAGGACTCCTTGACCAGTCCTGTCAAGCGACAGCGCTGGCTCCGATATTCCTTGAACGTCTGGAGCACGCCGGACAACCGGTGGTTCACGCCCGAGGTCTACGCCCCATGCGTGGCCCAGCCAGCCGAGCCCCTCGACGGCCGTGCCTGCTTCATCGGCCTTGATCTTGCCGACCACCTCGACCTGACGGCAGCCGTCGCCCTGTTCCCCGACGGCCAGGGCGGCTACGACGCCGACGCGATGTTCTGGATGCCGAGCGACAACGTGGCCGAGCGTGAGCGCGAGGCGCGCGTGCCCCTGCGGCAGTGGATCGCCGACGGCTGGATCCGCACCACGCCAGGTGTTCGGCTCGATCACGACCAGGTCGCCGCAGACCTCATCGCCTACGGACAGACGCACAAGATCCGTGGCGTCGGCGCCGACCCGTGGAACCTGGGCAGCGTCGCCACGCAACTTCACCGGCACGGTATCGAAGTGTCTGCTGTGGGGCAGAACGTGGGCCGGATGACGGCACCGTCCAAGCTGCTCGAGGGCCTGATCCACGAGAAGCGTTTTCGGTGCCCGTCGCCCGTACTCCAGTGGATGGCTGGGAATGTGTGCCTGTACGTCGATCACGCAGGAAATCAGAAACCGGACAAAGGCCGATCGACCGAGAAAACCGACGGGATCGTGGCTGCCGTCTGCGGCCTGGCGGTGGCGAGCACGGCTGAACCCGAGATGAGCCCCGACGCATGGCAAATAATCGAGATCTAAAGCCTGCGGCGAAGCGGCCCCGGGCCAAGAAGTCGACCCCTGAGCGCTACGAGCTGCGTGGTCTGGCCGACCATCTGCCGCTTGGCACGGTCATGCAGGCCGACAGCATGTCTGCCGACGTCGCCGTCCGTGTTACGTGCATTCTCGCCTGTGTCCGGTTCATCTCCAGCTCGATCGCCTGCATGCCGACCGAGGTGATGCGTCGGCGGCCCGGGATGCCGAAGACACACGCCCACGATCTGCCGTGCTACGACGTGCTGACGTGGCGGCCTAACTCGTGGCAGTCAGACTTCGAATACAAGGAAACCACGTGCTACCACCTGGCCCTGTACGGTCGGGCCTACTCGCGGATCGTCGCCGGCGACAACGGGTTTTGCTCGTCTCTCGAACCGCTCCATCCGAGCCGGATGTCGTGCCTGCGTGGTTCCGACGGCAGCCTGATCTACCGCTACCTGCTGCCTAAGGGATTGTTCAAGGATTTCCGGCAATCGGAGATCGTGCATTACCGATGGCTCTCGGACAACGGGTTCGAGGGTCAGCTCCCGGCCGAGCTGTGCGCCACGAGCGTCGCCCTGGCCCGCAAGCTCGACTTGGCAGCCACATCGTTCTGGGACAACAGCGCCCGGCCCGACGGCGTGATCGAAACGCAGGAAGAGATCCCCGCCGAAGCGCAGGCCCAGTTCCGCCGGCAGTGGAACGAGATCTACGGCGGCAGCCGAAAGCGCGGCTCCACCGCGATCCTGCCCAAGAAGACACAGTTCAAGCCCATCGACGGCAATTCGCAGGAAGCGAACCAGTTCATGGAGCTTCGCAAGTCGATGCTGCCCGACATCGCGCGGGTCTACGGCATTCCGACCACGCTCCTCGGTGACGATGCGATGGCCAAGTATTCCAACGTCGAGCAGGAGTTCGTGACCGCTCACGTGTTCGGCCTGCTGCCATGGCAGAAGCGTTTCGAGGGCGCGATCGACCGCTCGATCCTGCGGACCTACGACAACCCGATGGACGGCCGGCACTACTGCCGGCTCGACAGCCGGGCACTGCTCCGCGGCGACACGCAGGCCCGCGTGGCCCTGTACCAGTTCCTGTTCAACACCGGCGCGATCTCGCCCAACGAGCTGCGAGACCTCGAAGACCTCGACCTGCTGGAGAACCCGGCAGCCAACGAGACCTACATGCAGCTTGGCTTCGCGCCGCTGGGCACCTCGGCCACCGGCACCGGGCCGGACGCTTCGCCGATGGGGCCAGCGCCTGACGAGCCCAGCGACGTCGAGCAGTTCCCGGCCGACACGATCGAGCCGGAAGACCTGATCGCGCCGGACCAGGAGGACAACATCGATGCCTGAACCAATGGAGATCGAGCGCCGCTACGTGCCGTCCGTCGTCGAGCCGATCGAGCTCGAGGAGCGGTCGGCAGCCGCCCCGGTGATCAAAGGCATCAGCCCTCCGTTCAATTCGCAGTCTGTCGACCTTGGCGGCTTCCGCGAGGTCTTTACGCCCAACGCTTTCGACAAGGTCGTGGGCCGGCACAGGAATGATCCGCGTGGCGGCGTTGACGTCGTCGCCCTCTTCGACCACGAAGGCCAGCCGATCGGCAGGACGACAAACGACACCCTAAAACTGTCCATTGCCGACCGCGGCCTCGCTTATGCCATCTCGCCACCCGACACCACGCTCGGCCGGGACATCGTCACGCTCGTCCGTCGTGGCGACCTGTTCGGGGCATCCTTCGCCTTCTCGATCGCCCAGGGCGGCGAGTCGTGGACGCAGGAGGCCGATGGCTCCACGCTCCGCACCGTCACCAACGTCGCCAACCTGTACGACGTCTCCGTCGTGACTCGCGGCGCCTATCCGCAGGCCACGGCCGCCCTGCGGTCGCTCGGCGCGTGGAAGGCAGCAGTGGGCCAGATCCAGCAGCGTGCCGAGGGCTCAGGCCTCGTGATCTCGCTGGACTACGACAGGACGTTCACGGCAGCGCCCGGCATGTGGCGTTCGTTCGTCGCGCTTGCCTACGAGCGTGGCAATACCGTCATCTGCATCAGCCGGCGTGAAGAGACCGAGCAGAACGTCGAAGAGATCCGGTCGGCGTTCGCTGGTACGGATGTCACGGACATCGTGCTGTGCGGCCATACGACGCAAAAACGAGACGCGGCCGCGGCCCGCGGGATCTCGGTCGATGTCTGGATTGACGACTATCCCGAGGGCATCGTCGCGCTGGAGACACGCAAGGACTCACGGCCGGCTGCCGACGAGGCCGCCGACCGGCGCCGCCGATGGCAGTACGCCTTGACGTCAGCCTCGGCACGGCTCGTCACCGCGAGGCTGAAAACCAATGCACCAAGAATCAAGTAGGGCATGCCGCGAATGCGGCCAGCGCTGCCGGGTGATCACGTCGCGCCGCACCGGCGCCGACCAGGTCCAGCGTCTGGAATGCACCTGCTGCCACGCCCGCCGCAAACGTCTTGTCCCCGCCACCGAGGTCTGGAGTCGTAAGCGATGAACGCAGCCGACAACGTGACCACGATCGCCGCGCAGGTCAGTGTGTTCCTGACATCTGCCCACGAGAAGGCCAAGGACGGCCTCACGTGGTCGGAGTTCGGCCGCCTGCTCGTCGAGCTGCTCCACCTCATGGTGGCCAGCCTGGACGTCGTGACGAGCCTCACGGGTCCAGAGAAAAAGGCGATCGTGCTCACGGCCGTCGGCGCTCTGTTCGATCAGTTTGCCGACATGTGTGTCCCGATGGCGTTGTGGCCAGCGTGGCTGATCGTCCGGCCGGGGACACGGCTGCTGATCGTGGCGATCGCCGGCGGCGGCATCGAGGCGATTCTCCAGATCACACGAGGCACCACATGATCTCGGCCCTGCTCGTACTCGCTGCCGTTTACCTGCTCGCCGGCAAGCAGCTCGGCGACCGGCTGCGTTCGCTGTTCGCGAACAGCACACTTCCGGCCGTGGACGCGAAGAGCGTCGCCGCTGTGGCCCTGCTGGTGGCGGCTGCCGCTGTGTACGTCCCGCGGATGGACACGTCGCCCCCTGCCCCGACGCCGGCCCCGCCTAACGGCTTCTCGCTCGAGGGGAAGTTCATCGGCCCGACCGCCAGCCAGGACGCGGCCACGCTCGGCGCCTTGTGCGATGAGCTGGCCAACGTGCTCGACTTCGACTTCGCGCAGGCGGAGCCCAGGATCAAGACCGGGGCGGCCATCGAAGATCTTCGGCTGGCAGCCCGCGAGGCCCGGCTCCGCGGCGTGTCGCTCGGTGCCCGGCAGCCGTACGCCCGCGACGCCGTCAAGGCCTACCTCGACCAGGTCGCCGGCACGTCAGGCGGACCGCTGACGCCGGAGCAGCAGTCGGCATGGGTGGCAGCGTTCCGCGATGTCGGGAGGGCTGCCAACGATGCCGCGCGATGAAAACGGCGACCTGCTCGTCTACGACCCGATGAGCTGGCGAGCGATCGTCGGCGGCATCCTCGTCGCCGTGGCCGCGTGGCTGGCCACGCGGGCGCTGTTCCACGCCGAGCTGGCGATCACCGGCGACACGAACTACGGCTACACGCCGGATCCTGTCGGCACGCGACAGTTTCTCGACGAGCTCGAGCAGCCCAACTTCCGCCAGGCCGGCGCCGATGCGGTGGCGAAAGCCAAGGGCATCGACACGTTCCTGTATCGGGCCGCCGACAAGGCCAGCCGCGCCGTCTACGGCAAGCCGTTCGCGCCGTGGAACCAAGGCAGCCACGGTTCATGCGTCAGCTTTGCGTGGGGCATGGGAAGCTGGATCGGGCAAAGCGTCTCGTGGGCTGCCGGCGAGCTGCCGGCACCACCGAAGATGGTGGCCACGGAGCCGATCTACGGCGGCTCTCGCACGGCCGGCAGGCTTCCTCCGGTGACGTTCGCCGGCTACTCGG